CTTAACATGACCGTTTACTACTATTCCAGCGGAACCTATACGTCACTTGGAACAATAAGTTCTTTTGGGACAGGCACAGGCGGCACGGGAACTTATAACTTAACTGTAGGAGGCACGGTTAGTTCTAGCTTAATGAGTGCTGGCGCTGTAATTAACACCTCTGGCACACAGTCAGGCACGCAGGCTGTATCTCCCCGTGGTATTTTATTGTCTAGCCTTCCCGGGTCTGATGGCTACGCGCCGCTATACCAAAGCGCTTTTACTATTTCTGATGCCAGCCGGTTTGTGCTTGTGTTTGGCACAAACGATTACGGTAGCACGGTTTTTGATCCCATGCTTATCCGTTGGTCGGATCAAGAGTCTTTGACCACATGGTATCCAGCAATTACCAATCAGGCGGGTAGTGTGCGGTTATCCCACGGCTCCGAAATCATCACCACTTTACAAAGCCGCCAAGAGATTGTGGTGTGGACAGACTCATCCTTGTATTCCTTGCAGTACCTTGGCCCTCCCTATGTCTGGGGTACGCAACTACTCGCAGACAATATCTCCATCATCGGCCCCAATGCGGCGGTAATGGCTTCTGGTATTAGCTACTGGATGGGCGTGGATAAGTTTTACAAATACGATGGACGTACACAGACTTTGCGTTGTGACTTGCGCCAGTACATTTACAACGACATAAACCTGACCCAATCTGAACAAGTATTTGGCAGCACCAACGAAGGCTTCAATGAGGTCTGGTGGTTTTATTGCTCAGCAAACAGTAATACAGTAGATAAGTACGTCATATATAACTACCTTGAAGATAATTGGTACTATGGCTCAATGGCGCGTACCGCATGGCTGGATACTGGCCTACGTAATTTTCCCATTGCAGCTACCTACAGCTACAACATCGTAGAACATGAAAATGGCGTGGATGACGGAACCACAATCCCAGCGACTGCTATTTCATCTTCCATAACCTCTTCGCAGTACGACATTGGTGATGGGCACAATTTTGCGTTTGTGTACCGCATGATTCCTGACTTGACGTTCCGTGGGTCTACAACAGGCACGACCCCGCAGGTCACCATGTACCTACAGGGTTTAAACAACTCAGGTTCTGGTATTACTCAATCTGGCAATGCCGACGTAGTGAACACAGGGGCCATCACCTCTACTGTTAACGTAGATCAATTCACTGGTCAGGTCTATATCCGTGTTCGGGGTCGCCAGATGCAGATGAAGATCACTTCCAACACCCTTGGTACACAGTGGCAACTTGGATCACCGCGCATTGACATCAGGCCGGACGGCAGGCGCTAACATGGCACAAAAAAATGTAGTCGCCCCTCGCCTGCCTGCCGCAACGCAGGAATACGACCCCGCGCTTATAAACCAAATATCAAACGTACTAAGGTTGTACTTTAACCAGCTAGATAACGCAGGGCCAATGGTTGCTAGTACGCAGCGCAACGGTACAGATATCGTGGCAGGGTTAAGTTTTTTCCCTACGGGAACTTTGACAACACCAAGCCTCCCAACCCAAGCAGATTTAGCCAATTTGAGGGTGGGGGATATATACTACGACACATCGGCTAGTAACGTTTTGAAAGTAAAAACATGAGCCTGCATACACTTGCCAACCACATGTCCGCACAAGGTCGCGGCCCAGACACTACGCTTGTCCACATGTCTCCCCGTGAGGTTCATGGGCTACAAGCTTTGGCTATGGCAAATGGCGGTTCTCTTACCATTAACCCCCAGACCGGACTACCTGAAGCGGGTATTTTGGACAACCTGCTCCCAGCTATTGCGGGATTTGCTTTAAACGCATTTGCCCCCGGTATTGGCGGCGCAATTGGTGGGGCTTTAGGGCTTACAGGCGGCGCGGCATCTGCGGTTGGCACAGGCCTATTAGTTGGCGGCGTTACGGGACTGGCTTCCGGCAGTTTGGAAAAAGGTTTGATGGCAGGTCTGGGCGGTTATGGGGGTGCAAGCTTGGGCGGTTCTTTGTTCGGTGCTGGTGATGCTGCATTGGCTGGGCCTCCAGTTAGTGCGTCTGGTATTCCCGGCGCTCCCCCACCAGCAAGCCCAGTGGGGACTTTAGGCCGTTTGCAAGCTGGAGCTGGGGTGATGGGCGGTGCCCCTGCTGATGCGCTTAAAAACAATGCAATTAACCTTGGGTTTGCCTCCGCACCGGTATTTATGAATTCTTTTGGTGATGAAGAAGAAACGTCTGCGCCTAAACGACAAGCAGGAAACCTGCACATGTATAAGAAAGACCCCGTAACAGGGCAGTCGTATGCGTACAAAACTTACTCTGGAGACGATATAAAAAATGCGCCGCCAGTTCGTTTTGGTAATGCTGGTGGTGGCCTTATGCAGCACTATGACGAGGGTGGGCCAGTTAAATTTGGTAATGTTGGAGACCCTGTAGATGTAAAAGGTAACCCAATTCTTCCTGCTACAGAAAATACAGTTAGCGACTCCCAAAGAGCACAGGACTATTTGCTTGGCAAGCCCGGAGCCGTTAATCCATTTTTGTTTTATTCTAAAAAGCGAGCTTTAACGACAGCCCCAGCCCCAGTAGCAGCGTTAAGCACAGCAGGTATTTCTGCGCTTATGCCAGAATTTATCGCTTCAGGTAAAGGGGGTACGGGATTAAGCCAAGAACAACGGGAGGAAAGGGACGATCCTAAGGCTTGGAATAATTTAAGTGACGAAGAGCAATCTGATTGGTATGCCAATAACCCCGACTCTTTTGTTACAAAGATTCAAGGATTGGCTTTAAAGTACTGGCCTTTTAAAGACACTGAAGCTTGGAAAAAAGCGGATTCTATTTATGCAGGCTTCAATCCAAAAACAGGTCTTCCATTTGGGTTTAAGGATACGTCGGGGGAATCGGCAGAAAACATGCTGCCCACAAAAGAATCTTTAGCAGCTTTAGAAAATAATACTAACTTTGGTATACCACTAGGCCAACCACCCGGCGCTACATTTAATATAAATGACATGGATCGTGGTGAGCCACTAACCAAACCGATTGGTGGAGAGTCTTTGGCAACCACAAACCCTGTTACAACAGCCCCTATTACCATTACCAACTTGGCTCCCGAGGCGGAAAGTGAAGCATCGCAATTTTCAAGGGCGTTTCAAGAAAACCAAGATAGGCTTAATAAGTTTATTAGCATAGCTGATGAGCAACGAGCGGCAACCGAAACTCAACAAAAAGAAATACCAAAGGGGTTTTCAACTTTTGGATTTGGTGATACGTCGGAGAAAACAACAGAAAAATCAGACGTACCCGCGCAACCTGTTAAGGAAACACCCTCAAATATTAGCCCCCTTGCTGGCTTTTTTACACCTGCACAAACCGCAGCGTTTAATCAAAATATTGCTACCGCAATTGCACCAGCACCAGCACCAGCACCAGCACCAGCACCAGCACCAGCACCAGCACCAGCACCAGCACCAGCACCCGAAATCCCAGTTGCTAGGTTTGATGAATATGGGGATGTAGTTTACAGTGAACTGTTGGGCGCAGTTAATGCAAATGCCGGTAGGGGTTGGGGTTCGTACGGTACCGGTTCTGGCGTATCAGACGCATCAGGTCTTGGCGAAACATCGTACGGATCGGTAGCCGCCGGGTATACCGGAGGTAGTGAAGCTGCTAGCGGCGGTCTAATGAATTCTCGCTACGCTCACGGCGGCGGCATTACTGCACTGGCTCAAGGCGGCATGTACAACCTCGGCTCCTACTCTGATGGCGGCAGGCTGCTGCGCGGCCCCGGTGATGGCGTGTCCGATGACATCCCCGCCACTATTGGACGCAACCAACCTGCCCGACTTGCAGACGGTGAGTTTGTAGTCCCCGCCCGGATTGTTTCGGAGTTGGGCAACGGCTCCACGGAAGCTGGTGCGCGTAAGCTTTACGCCATGATGGATAGGGTACAGAAAGCCCGATCCAAGACCGTGGGCAAAAACAAAGTAGCGGCAAACAGCCGCGCAGATAAACATCTCCCCGTCTAAGGAGTAGATCATGGCTAATGAAACAGTAACAACGACAAATATTCAAGGGTATCCAACGGATACGATAAAAAACTATTCCGAAAGCGCGATGGGGCGTGCGGCGGAACTTGCCGGGCAAGATTACAAGAGTTATGCAGACTATGCGCTGGAGCATGGGTTAACAGGTGACCAAGTTCAGCAGTTTACTGGGCTGCAAAACAAAGCCTTCACGGGCGCTGAAAATATTGGACAAGACCCATACTCAGTAGCAGCAGCGCAAGGATTGCAGAGCTTGGCAGGTTCGTCTTTTGGTCAAGCGCAAGCTGACCAGTACATGTCGCCCTACATGCAAAGCGTAGTGGACATTCAAAAGCGCGAGGCGGCACGGCAATCAGGCATTCAAGGTACGCAGCAACAAGCTCAAGCAGCACAGGCGGGGGCGTTTGGCGGTGGCAGGGATGCCATCATGCGGGCCGAACGGGAGCGCAATCTTGGGCAGCAGATGGGTGACATCCAGTCTATGGGTAGCCAAGCAGCCTTTCAGCAAGCACAACAACAGTACAACGCTGACCGAAACCGTATGGGGCAGAGCTACGCAACGCTGGGTTCACAAGGCCAGAATCTGTATGGGCAGACAACAGGCAATTTAAACATGCAGAATTTGTTTGGCACGCAACAACAGCAGCAAGGCCAAAACATGTTGGACACTTCCCAACAAAACTATGCTGCGGAGCAGAACTACCCATACAAACAACTTGGATTTCTGTCTGACGTGGTTAACCGACAGCCAATTGGTAATCTTGGCAGTACCGTTACGCAACCCGCCCCCTCACTACTAAGTCAGTTGGCAGGCGCAGGCACTGCGCTATACGGAGCATCGCAGATGGGTAGTAAAAAAAC